CGTCTAATGCTTCATGACCTATGCCAACGTTATAGAAATTGTCCCCAGCGAGCGTTCCATGCACGGGTGCTGAACCCGGAGTGTTGTTTATAAGGAGTGTGGCGGTGAGGTTTGTTCCGCCATAAGAAACATCGCCCAAATCATCTATATTACTTGCGCCGCCACCGCTGGCCGTAATCTTGTCCGCAATAGCAGCAGAAGTCATTAGTGACGTGTCGTTGTCACTAAACGAGCTTCCAGAGTCTTGGATTGTTGTTATACCGATAGTGCCAGATGTGGACTCATCAAAGGTCCAAGTGCCAGTTGTAGTAAATCCACCAGCGGTGATTGTTCCGGTTGTAGTATCGCTTCCGTCATTTCGTAAAAACTTATCTTGAACGGCTGAAGCTGGAAGCGTGCCTGTAACGTCTGCCGCTAAATCTATTGCGTTCCTTGTTATTTCTTGGCCTGATATGGTTATATAGTCAAGAGAGCCAGCTAGGGTTACATCTCCGTTATTATTGCCAGATATGCTTGCGTCAGATAAAGCTGAACTAAGTTGGGCGACAGTAAAAGCTCCTAGAGAGGTAGCGTTTCCTGAAGAGGTTATATGGCCTGTTAAGTTTGCATTGGTTGTTACTGTGTCAGCATTACCTGTTACGTCGCCGGTAACATCCCCTTCTATATTGGCAACCAGAGTAGCTACGGCATAACCTGCTCCTGAAACATTGACGGTCGTTGTTGGTGCAGCTTGCAAATCTTTAAAGAGCTTAAACTTGCCAGAATCGCTAGCGTCTCTAAATAATCCCGCATAAATATCTTGGCTGCCAGAAGTGTCGTAAAGACCGTAAAAACCAATGTCAACACTGTCGGCTGCGTTATTTCCATTGGCTAGTATAATTAATGGGTCTTCAACACTAAGAGTAGCCGTGTTGACTGTGACGGTATCTCCGTTGACGGTCAGGTCTCCCGCAATAGTTACGTCATCTGGCAGGCCGATAGTAACCGTGCCAGACGATTCAGCGACAGTAACTTCGTTAGACGTTCCCGAAAATGTCATTGTGCCGCCGAGAGCCACGGCGGTAGAGCTAGAACCATCGCTAACTGTTATAGATGAGTTGGCCAGCTTTGCATTGGCTATACTTCCTGCAAGCTGCGCGTTTGTAATTGTTCCACTAAGGCTTGAGGTTGGATAGTTTGTAGCGTCAGCAAGGTCAAAAGCTGGAGTAGCGTCAGACGCGCCTAAAGCGACACTAACACCGCCAAAACTAACCGAGCTATTTGCAAGTTTACTATTGGCTATGTTCGATAAGCCTAAAGTTATAGTCCCCGAACTAGTAATGGGAGAGCCGCTATCAACATCAATACCGTCAGTTCCGCTAATAGCCACGCTAGTAACAGTACCCGTCGTGGTGCTATAACTATATGCTTCAATCTTGTCCGCAATAGAGGCAGAGGTCATCAAGCTGGTGTCGTTATCAACAAATGACTCGCCAGAAGTTTGAACGGTGGAAATGCCAACACTGTCTACGGTAAGAGTGCCAGCGGTGGTGAAGCCCCCGGCGGTAATCGTTCCGGTTGTAGTATCACTAGCGTCATTTACTAGAAACGCATCGTCTACGTTGAGGGTGTCGCCACTTATCGTAATATTTGTGCCACCGACCAGATTGGTGTCGCTGCTAATATCAACAGTGTGAGATAAATTGCCGCTAGCATCTAAATGCACAGATTTAGCGGCGGGGTATGTGGCAAATACCGTAGAAGTGCCGCTAAGGGTAATGGAACTGTCTGTAAACGCGGAGCCAATATTTACATCCGTAGTGCTATCGAAGCTGGCTGCTGTAGTGATGGTGGTATTTCCTACAGCCCCGCCTGTAGCCTGTTTGAAGTTAACCACGCCGTCTGAGAAGTCGTATCCGCCTGACGAGTAGCGTACATTGGAACTGTCCATGGCGTAGATAGTTCCATTATGCCCATTAGAACTTTCCACGACTTGTGCAAGATTTGCAGCGGCGACCCCTCGGGAGCTACCTGTATTGAATTCTGTCGCAGCCGACGCGGAGTAATCATTCTTGATTATATAGGTTTTGCTTAGGCCAGCAGTATCTATCAGCGCAAGAGTGCCATTATTGACATCATCGAATTCAGTATCGCCAAATGTTAAAGTGGCGGTTTGAGCACTACTATCTAATATCGTCGTTCTAGAAAGGGTGTCAGGAGAAGCGTCGGTGACCGTACCAAGACCTATTTCCCAGTTGTTCCCGCTGGTTATGGCGTAATAACAGGTATTACCAGTGCCAATGCCAGCAACAAAGGTTTGGAATGCCGCCACAGCACCAGCCAAATTAATTGTGCCGGTGCCGGTTGTAGTGGTAGTCTCCTTAACCCTATCGGCTATAACTAGAGCCATTTCAGCATCCTTTTAGGGTGACAAAGGGTCAATTTCTAATCTAATATACACCATAAAGAAAAAACCGCCCTATGTTAATAGGACGGCTTTTCCTTTAAGGCCAGCTAGTATATAGCTTAGAATGAGCCTAGCAGAACTCGACGGTTATCAAGCACTGCGAAGCCGAGTTCGGCCCACCCATACCAACCAGCGCGCTGGTGACGGTGGAGCGAGTCGTCTTCAAAGACCTGCACTTCTTGCTTCATCGGCATGATGAAACTATCGTTGCTCTGGAGGTCCAGACCAACAATTAGTTCAACATCAGAACCGCCTGCTTCAAGAGCACCGCTTAGCTCGTCGGTAAAGAAGGTCTGGTATTCCTGACCATCACCGAGTTCATCGATGTCGTGAAGATTCACGCCAAAGATTCGAGTAAGGACACCACCACCATCAGCCGCGACATAAATCTCACGACGGGTAACTTCGTCAATCTGGTCAACCTGCCAGTTACGGATATCTTCCAAAGCTTCTGGGCTAAGGAAAATGTCTGACAAACGACCACGGTTGAGTGATGCGGTGTTACCGCCACCGTTACGTCGCATGACGGTCTTCATCAAGCTAACAAGTCGCTTGGTGAACTGACCAGCCGAAGCGTCACTGTCATAAACCAAGATGTTACGGTCAACGCCAGCACTTAGAACAGTGTGCCAACCGTCGTCGTTAATCTTCTTGACGAATGAGGCTTCAAGTACCTGAGCGGCACGACCTACAATATCCCAACGAGCCTCTCGCGCATAGCGAAGGAGGTAATCGATTGAACTGGAAATACTATAAGTGGGGACCATTACGTAGTCGCCCTCAACATGACGCTCGGGAATACGACCATGGCCGGGGTTGGTGTAGGCGACGAATTCGTCTTCTTCACCGGGGGCCAAAAGGTCTAGTGGGAACTCTGAAGTTGTGCCCGGTTCCATCGGAATGGCTTCAAAAATGCCAGTCACAATATCACCGACCAAAACACCCTGACGAAGAGGAAGCTCAAGAGCCTTGGCTAGCTCGCGCTGAGCGGCAAGGGCCTCGTTCTTCTCGGAACTGCCAGAACGCTTGAGCAATTCGATAAACTGCTCGTCTGGTCTTTGCATAAAACTTGCCATTATTTATTCTCCATATTCTATTCTTAATTTTAAGGTAAACAGTCTTATCCGATAATGTCGTCAACAGAAGGAACGTTGGTGTTCGGAAGGTTAATCTCTACCTTCGCATAGCCATCCTCGTCCTTCGTGGACAAGAATCGACCAACAACGCGACCAACGCCCAATACGTCATCGGCGTCTTGGGTCACAGTGCAGTGGTTGCTTGTAGCAATCAATCCACTATGACTCACATAGGCCAAACCTCCAGCGACAGGGGTGTTGGCGGGATAAATCTTATCGGTAACAACCCAACCCTTCCTAAGAAGAGTAACCTTACCGCCCTTTTGGACCTCATCCTTATGCCAGTTAATGTGCTGACGAGTAAGGTCAAGGTTTACCATATCATTAAGCAGCAAGCCAACCGGAACGACACCAGAAATTGCCGTAGAACCCGCCGCGCCCGCAGCCACCGTGACAACTCTTTCGTAGGTTACCAAAGCGTTGCTCTGGTCCATAGCAGCACCTGAACCGGCTGTGGTGCCAGCGATGGTCCCCTTCATAATTGCAATACCGCCACGAGTGGCGACTTCATTCATGAAGAAAGAAATATCAGTTTGAAGTTCGTGTCTATCAGCTTTTAAAGCCATTGTTATATCTCCGTTTTTTTATAAAGTATGTTATGAGACTTAGCCTCGCTCCAGCAGAGGTCTCATTTAGTTCTCGTCATCAGTCAGCGATGCGGTAGTCTTCAAAACGCTATCTCTTAGCCATGCGCTTGCGGCTAGTCTTGCGTCTTGAACAGAATCGGCATCGGTGTCGTCGGCCAAAGCAGCCTCAACGGCTTCTTCAACGTCCTCTAGAACCTCGGCGTCAGCTTCGGCTTCAGCGTCGTCAGTGTCTTCAGTATCTTCGGCTTCTGCGTCTTCTTCGGAATCAAGAGCTTCGGCTTCATCGACCTGAGTCTCTGCCTCGACCTCGACATCCTTGGAAGCGATAAGCTGAACGATTTCTGTAAACATTTCGTCGCTTGCTTCAGCGAACTTTTCTAGAGCAGTGTCAATAGCTTCGCCTTTGAGACCGGCCTGAATCAGAGCGGTCTTACGAGCCATTGTCTTGACTTCAGCCTCGCTGGCTTCAATCTTCTCTAGAGCTTCAGTAAGCTCAGCGTCTTTTGTAGCTAGTTTTTCTTCTAGCGCAGCAATAGTCTTTTGAACAGTCTTTAGCTCATCGGCACTAGCCTTAACAGCTTCTTCCTTTTCAGAAATAGAAGCCTCTAGAGCGTCGACCTGAGTCTTAATTTCTTCGTCCTTCTGACGAGAAATCTCATCCTTGGCAGCCTCTGCCTCTTCACGGGCGTTGGCTAGCTGGGACTTAAGCTCTTCGACTTGCTGTTCTAGCAAATTATCGTTAGCCATGTTATTCTTCTCCCATATACTAGATTTTTGAATTGCGTATGATGCCTTACTTTCAAAAGGATTCACATCATTCTTTAGAATGACGCTAGCGGGGTTTGCTGGCTTACTTACCAATCCCTTACCCGAAAAAGAAACATTCCTTAGTAATCTTCCAAGTTTATAACCTTCGTATTCACCCTCACCGCCATAGCTTCTTAGGTGCTTGGTAAGCCAAGCTGAAGCTTCGTCTCTGGTAATGATGTTGTGGTCACCCTCTGGTGAAACAATGGCGTAATCAAATCCTGCAAACAAACACTCCATTGACACAAACCACTCGCCCTGCTCAATCTCAGAGATAAGCTTGCTAGTACGTTCGGCTCTTTCCTCGTCGGACCAACTCTTGTAAAGAACCGCGCTGGTTATAATGTCAAATTTCTTAGGAGGCTCTTGCAGGTCAGCCGCCATAATTTTGCCGTCGCTTACAACACAGTTGCCAGTGATGTGACCAATAATATCTGCTTCATCGTGCATATAATTAAAGGGTTTGTCCTCTGGAGTATTCCTAGCGGACCATGTTTCTTTATAATCGAATACATCATCGTTTCTATTCCAACCCGTAGAAACTAGTACCGAGTTAAGATAATAAAGGTCAAACTGGTCTGGGTTGCTGGTGGCTTTAGCTAAAAATTCGGCTCGCTCAATGTCGGCCCATACTGGCTCGTATGGTTGAGCTACCGATTGATAAGCTATACTGATGTTATCTAGGATAGCATCAGCTAAGCCATCATTTATTTCTGCTGCGTATGCTTTTATTGTCATAGAAAAACCTCAACTGAATATACACCACAATCTGAAATTTTTGTATTTAATGGTAATTTACACCTCACTGAACCTTAGCCCGTAGGCGGAAGATTGAAGATAACGCTTCTCTTCAAGTGTGGGGTGGCGGTCATTAGCGACAGCAAAATCCTTTGTTAGCTGCTTGTAAATCTCAAGCACTTGCTTATCAGCGGGGTTTCCAGCCTCTAATATTGAAACGAGCAACTCTGCATCTACCGTCTCGTAAGGCTGCATATTAGATAAAACACAAAGCTTGATATATTCAATCTCGTCCATCTCAGACTTCGTCAGACCCCTAAGATTTGACTTACCATAACCGTGGAGTAAAGCAGGGTTAAGTATTTCAGAGATGTTCTTTTGTGTTGAAGCCGCCCAGAGCATTAAATTAGCCAAGTCTGAAGCCGCCTGCCTAGTTTTAACTACCTTCTGTTTTCTAGGTTTCTGGTCCTTAGAGTTTTTGGGCCTGCCATCTTCCGGCCTACCCGTAGGCTTAAATTTTTCTTGCGGAGGCTTCATTATGGTTTGCTTCCGCTCCAGCTTCTTCAGTTCTTCCTCTTCGTCAAATTCCGGCCTGTCGTCCGGGTTTGTGAGAGGATGAGGACCGCTTTCATCAGAAGGCTTAAGGCCAAGCTCGTGAGGAGATAGGAAATCCTGTGTAAGAGCAATCTTTTCCAAGTCCTGTCTGTGCTGCGGATTGTGATAAGGACTAGCTTTCGGAGGAGTCTTCTCTCGACTTCTGCTCTGATGCTCTCGGTTGATTCTGATTTTTTCAATCTCTGGAATTTCACCGAAACGTTCTTGCACGGTTTCACCACTAATCAAATCTCTATCTACTAACTGTATCAAAAGATTCTTTTCAGCAGCCTCATCAGAAAGAACCATCTGGTCAAAGTGAACTCTTGCTGGGAATCTAAATCCCATAGCCTTCTGTACGCGCTCGATTTCCTCTTGCCAGAAACCCACGAGAAGCGTGCGCCCATACTCCAGTCTCTCAACCAAGGTTTTAAGAGAGATGAAGTTGTTTGTAAATCCTCCACCGCCATTGGCAAGCCCCGTCAAAGTTGGAGGAACTCCCAGACCGGCATAAATGCTGTTCAACACCGGGTCATATTTTTCTGAACCCAAGAACTTGTATACCTGAGAATTGGATTCCTTAAAATCTAGCTCTGGACCCCAGACTAAGTCCATTGTGCCACCACCAACATTGCTTGCTAAGATGTTGCGGAGCTTGTTGATAGCAGCCTTCGTGGGGAGAATCTTATTGTCGAGGTCACCCAGCTTCCAAAGACGGATGTTAGAAATAGCCCCGTCTAGAGCAGCAATATCAGCGAGCTTCATTTTCTCTAGCATGATAATGTCATCTAGTATGGCATAAATCATTGGGCTTGCCCAAATGTTCCAGTCATCCTTCTTGTAATGAAAAACTCTCAGCTTTTCTTTATCTAGCGGTATTAACTCAAGACCCTTTCCCATCTGGCTGGCCAAATCCAATGGCATATTAGATACTACGGATTGATTCTTTTTGTACATGTTTCTCAGGGATGTAGAAATCCTAAGAGCATACTCAGGTTCCCCGGCGAATATAGCAAGCTGGCCTCCGACAACCTCAACCGACAACGGATTCAGAAAATCATATTTCCAAGGAATTTCTCGCTTCTTGACAGACAGAAGCTCAACATCTATGTCGGCAGACTTAGAGTTTCTAAAACCGTCTTCAATTCTCTTGCTAATCTTTGCGGTACGCCTCTTGACAATAACATTTCCGCACCTATAGAGCGTGTTCAAAAATCTTTCAGAACGTTCTGGTCCACCGACTTTCGTAAACCATTTTCTATAGAAGGCTTCAATCTTCTTGTTGGGGTGGACCAGCATGACGCCCTGACTTGAAAAGTCACCCATAAGGTCGATAACATTTCTTATAATTCCAACCTTGCTATACGCATCCATGCACATGCGCATAATGTCTTTTTGTTTCTTGGGAACGGACTCTTCGCTTCTGAAGCGGTCGTAATCCCCCCTGTTCATCCCGGTTCTGACAGACCTATTGCTTTCAATATCTAAAAATGAACGAAAAGCAGTAGTCCTCTGAATGCCTTCATATAGCTCTATGCCTTCAGAGGCCGTATCAAAAGCCTCCTGCCTGCTAGAATCATCAGTCCATGTGATAAAACCGGAGGGATTTTGTTTTTCTTCAGCCATGACGTTCCTTAATGGCAATGGAGTTGGATTAGAATTCTACTGAATCATACACCAAATCAGTAGATATCCTTCATTTGTTCTGTAAACCACTGCGGCCCCATGTACATAGGCCCCTCCAGCTTTTCTTGCTCGTCGCCCACAAAGCCCCCTATTGTGTCGTAGGTGGGTGGGACCGGGGTTCTTTGTATGGTTCTTGCAGTCATGTTTGCCATCAATAAAGCACTGTACCGGTCTTTTCTTAACCGCCCTTTCTTTCCCCCCGCTGTCTTTACTTCAGGGGTATCCCACTTGTCTCGACCGGCAGGAGTTTGCGACATCTCAATCATAGAAAGCTCATCCTTTAACTCTTCAATCTCCATAACGCAGTCCTCCAGTGTGTCGTGCAAACGCTTCTTCATCTTGTCGTCTGCCACAGATAAACCAAGACTAACGGCGTCGAAGAATGGAAATATCAACACTCTGTCTTCAAAATCTTTTCTTAATCCGTGGTTGGCTTCACCCAGCCAATCGGATTTTGCGAATTGACACATTTCCAATATATGCAAACCGGGGTATCCATCCGTATCTTTTTCTTTGTCTTCTTCGATGATTGGCCATATTGGATGTTCCCCCTCTTTGACTTTATCCTTATCATGCAGGGATTCCATAACCGCAATACCCCCACCTTGAGCATCCATGGCTATTTGTCGGCACGGAAATACTTTCATAAGGTCGCGTATTTTTCTAGCACAATAAGCGTAGAAGTCTGTCTCCGAAACTACTCCAGACTTGACCTTCTCTTTGTGCTCGCCCCTATTCGTTGTCCAACAGTGAGCTATTCTTCGATGGTCCGAACGAAGTTCTAGGACAATAATGCTAAAATTATCAACCTCAGACGCTGGGTCAACCCCGTATACGTACTGTCTTGTAGGGTCGCCTCTCAGCATGGATTCAAAAAACACGTCCCCGCTGGGAAGGGATATTGAATTGTCTTTGGTGACCACGCAGGACTCCAACAGAGACCTCTTAAAAAAGCCCTGACTATCTCTTGTAAAGCACGCCCCATATTCCATTTGGTAAATGCCAGAATGTATAGTGGCCCTAGAACGAGCAACCTGACCAGCATCCATAAATCCTTCTGGGAGAAGCTCAAAAGGAATCCTGATTATGCTATAATCTTGCCAGTTGAAATCTGACGGTATATCTTGTTTTCCAAAGACTTTCTCCAGTCTCTTAGGAATACCCTTGCTCTGGATAATAGTTTTCCACTTCCTCCAATATTCGGCAAAGTGATTAAAATCATAGTAGGCCGTTCCAGAGATAATAATCTGGTTTGAGGAGGGGTCGCGTTCATTCAAAGTGTCGGCTTCCATCTCCCCAAGTTCTATAGCCCTCTTTTTTGCGGCCATTGCTTTTACATTTTCAATAGGGGATGCGCTCACCGCAGCAAAACCCGCGACAACGTTTTCGAATATTTCACGGGGTATGGAAGCGAATTCATCTGCGATAATATCGTTTGCGCGCTGTCCACGAATCTTGGAACCATCACCTAAAGGCAAACACGTAATTGTGCTTTCTCCCAGAATCATGCGGCACATATCTACGTCACGTCTCGGTCCACTGTCAGACCCAACCATGTCCCTGAGAATAGGAGCGCCTTTCCAGATAGTGTCCATATATTCAAACAGAACTTTAGACTGTCTGAACGCCGCTCCCACAACCACTATCTTTCTTTTGGGCATGAGTAGCGCCCGCATCATTGCGTATAGTGATAATATAAAACTTTTTCCAAAACCACGAGATGCGATAAGCATGGGAAATTTTCTTCCCCACATTTCTTGCAACATTAAGGACTGAGCAGGAAGTAGGTCGATGTTGAAAACCTGCTTGCAGATAAACGAAAAGTATTCAGGGCGAGCCATAAGCCAAGTTAGCCTGAGATGAAATTCATCGAAGTCTTCGCCGGTTATAACACCCATGGGGTTGAACAGATTGGCTTCGTCTATATCTATGTCCAACCACGCATCTTTGATTTTGTCATTCATTGTGTGTAAGTTCGTTAACCCTTTTGAATACACTGTTGGTTATCAAAAATGCGTTATATTTACTTCCACAGAATATAATCTTTGTATTGTACCAAAGCTGAAATTCTATCAGAGTCTTCAGCATGTATTTGCCAGTCACTCGCACCTGCTTTTGCTGCTTCTTTGGTATTCCAGAATTCTCTGGAAAGTTAATTATATCATCAAGCGAAAATTCACATACTAAAAATGCGTATTTGAAATCCTGCATCCTTTCCATCTCGGCTTGAAACGGCTTCTTTTTCTTGCCCAAGTTCATCGCTATTTCTGCGGTGCTGGCCTTGCGCTCTATACAGAGGGTGTCCTCCATGCCCTTAAGGGTGTAGTCACCGGTCTTCATAGTTTCTACAACCATACCCTCACACCGGTCGTATTCCTTGAAGAAATACCCATCCTTTTC